CAGAAACTGTTGAAGCAGAAGCTGAAGATAGTTCGGACTATGAAGAAGCTGTTGAAGCTACAGAAGATGAAGTAGTTGATGCAGATGATGTAGAAGTTGAAGACGGTGAAGAAGAAGTTGAGTATGAGGAAGAGGAGCTTGAAGAAGAACCTCAACGCTTTACAGTAAAAGCTGCAGGCGAAGAGAAAGAAGTCACCCTAGAAGAACTCATGCAAGGCTATCAACTTGGTGCTGATTACACAAAAAAGACTCAAGAAGTTGCTGAACAACGCAAAGCTGTTGAAGCTGAAGCACAGGCAGTTCAAGAGGCTAAACAAGTTAGGGATACATATGCTCAACGGCTACAGGCTATTGAACAGTTTTTAACTGGTAGTGAAGATAGTCCAGAAGACCTAGCCGCAATGAAGGAAAACGACCCAATAGGATACGCAGTCAAAGTAGCAGAGTTGACTGAAAAGAAAGAACAGTTAGCACAAGTACGAGCTGAACAGCAACGCCTTGCCCAACAGCAACAAGCGGAGCAGCAGCAGGAAATGTCTAAATTTGTTCAACAGGAAGCACAAAAACTTTCACAAGTCCTACCAGAGTTTTCAGACCCAACCAAAGGCGAACAAATCAGAAACGAAATTCGCAATTATGGTAAAAGTATTGGCTTTACAGACCAAGAGTTATCACAAGTATATGACTCTCGTCATGTATTAACATTACACAAAGCGATGATGTACGACAAACTTCAGAAATCTAAACCTGCCGTTACTAAAAAGGTGTCAAAAGCACCGAAGATGGTGAAGTCAGGAACAAAGGTTAAAGAAGGTAATCGTGATGTACGCAAAAAACAGATGCAGAAGCTAAAACAAACTGGTAAAGCCAGAGATGCTGCTGCGTTATTTGAAAACTTTATATCATAAGGAAGTGAATCATGGCAACATATAAAACATATGAGTCAGTAGGTAATAGAGAAGACCTCACTGATGTAATTTACAACATCTCTCCAACAGACACACCATTTATGTCATCTGTTGGTAAAACAAATGCAACTGCTGTTTATCACGAGTGGCAAACAGATTCATTAGCTGATGCTTCTACTGCTAACGCTGTAGTTGAGGGTGCTGATGCTTCATCTGCAACACTTGCTCCAACAACTCGTGTTGGTAACAGAACTCAAATCTCACAAAAAACTATCCAAATCGCTGGCACACTAGAGTCAGTTGACAAGGCTGGTCGTAAGTCTGAAAAAGCATATCAGTTATCAAAGGCTTCTTCAGAGCTAAAACGAGATATGGAAAAAATCTTATTATCTAACCAAGCTGCCGTAACAGGTGATGCTTCTACAGCTCGTAAATTAGGTTCTTTACAAGCATGGTTAGAAACAAACTATGTGGGTGCTGGTACAGCAGGTTCTGACGGTACTACAGCTCGTGTATCTGGTACAGATGCAGCGTTCACAGAAACAATGCTTAAAAACGCAGTTAAAGCTGCATACGAACAAGGTGGTAACCCATCAGTTCTTATGGTAACACCAACACAGAAACAAGTTGTTTCAGGTTTTGCTGGTATTGCTGAACAGCGTTATCAAGCTCCATCAAACGCTCCTACAACTATTGTTGGTGCTGCTGATGTATACCTATCAGACTTCGGTACATTATCTGTTGTTCCTAACAGATTTATGTCTGCTGATTCTGATGATGACGGTGAAGTAGCTTTCGTTCTTGACCCAGAGTACGCATCTATTGCTTACTTACGCCCATTCGCTACAAACGAATTAGCGAAAACTGGTGACAGCGAAAAAACACAGCTTTTAGTTGAATACACTCTTGAAGTGAAAAACGAAAAAGCTCATGCAATTATTGCTGACCTAGCAGAGTAATACGGATAATAGCCCTCTTCGGAGGGCATTACCCTTTTAGGATAATTATGGCGAAGATATTAGAAAAAGATAATATTAGAGACAAGGTAGCACATAGCACCGAAGACGGTGGTTTAGTCATTGAGACTGCACAAGATGTATCTGAAATTATTGAACAGAACAAAAAAGAATACAACGCAACCAATGGTCGTTGGGGTGAAGATGTCTTTGACAATAAGATAGCTTCTATTCCACTGACTGTCATAGACACATTAAATAAAGAAGGCATCATGAGAGGCTTTCATGTATTAGACCAAAAGAAGTTTAGAGCATGGCTCAACAACCCAGACAACCGTTTCTTTAGAACACGACAAGGTAAAGTATAATGGCATTTACTACATACACAGATTTAAAGAATACAATAGCAGACTATCTTGCTCGTAGTGACCTCACCACACAGATACCTGACTTTATTCGTCTTGCAGAACAAAGACTGCGTAGAGACTTACGCATTAGACAAATGTTAAAAGTAGCAACTGCGGACACTACTGTAAACGATTCTACAGTGTCTCTACCATCAGACTTTCTAGCAATGAAAGACTTACATTTAGATACAAACCCAGTTCGTGTATTACAATTTCAAAACACATCTAACTTCTTTAGAAACGCTAGAACAACAGACAAAGGTGTACCTACGATGTACACATTATTAGGTAGTGAGTTTCAATTTGCACCTTATCCAGATGCTGTATACACATTAAAAATGGTGTATTACCATAAACCAGATTTCTTATCTGATAGTAACGCATCTAACTTATTTTTGGCTACTTGCCCAGACTTACTTTTATATGGTGCATTAGCTGAAGCAGAACCTTATCTTATGAACGATGAACGATTAGCAACTTGGGCATCTTTATATGATAGAGGTCTAGCATCATTAAGAGCAAGCGATGATGATAGTGAATATCCATCTTCTCCAATGTCTATAACACTTTCAACGAGGTAAATTAAAATGGCAGAATTTAGTAATTATTTAGAAAACGCATTAGTGAATGCAGTTTTAAGAAACACAGCATACACATCACCTACGACTGTATATGTATCTCTATACACAACAGACCCAACAGATGCTGACACAGGTACAGAAGTATCAGGTGGTTCTTATGCAAGAACAGCAGTTACATTTGGTGCACCATCTAATGGTGTTACAACTAACAGTGCTGATGTAACTTTTCCTACAAGCACAGCTTCATGGGGTACAGTAACCCACATCGGTATACATGATGCTTCAACAAGTGGTAACTTATTATTCCACACACCTTTAGACACATCTAAAACAATCGACTCTGGTGACATTTTCAAAATTACATCAGGCAACTTGAGTGTTACATTGAGTTAGTGTATAATACAGGAGTAAACTTTAATATAAAGGAAACTCCATGTATAAAAATAAAAGGCATCATAATTGTAAAATGTCTTATGACGATGAATTAAAAGTCATAGAAAAATATAAAGAAGGTTTAAGTTTAGCTGTTGTTGGCGAAATGTTTAATGTTAATTTTGTAACGATAAGAAATATTCTTAAGGGACACAAGATTGAACGCAGACGGCAAGGTAATAAAGCTAAAATACATGATAAAGAATTTACTGAAAAAGTAATTAGTATGTATAAAAGCGGTATTAGTCAAGAGCGAATAGCAGAGCAGTTAAACTCATCACAAAAAACAATATCATCACTATTAAAATTTAATGGTATTTATTGTGGTGTTAAAAGTGGAGCAAACCATCCAAACTGGAAAGGTGGAAGATACATTACAAATGGATATGTTTCTGTATCAATAACAAAAGATTCACCTTATGCTAGTATGGCAATAGCTAATGGACATGTATTGGAACACAGGTTAGTTATGGCACAACACTTAAAAAGACCTTTAGAACCACATGAAACAGTGCATCATATTAATGGTGATACACAAGATAATAGAATAGAAAATTTACAATTAAGACATGGGAAACATGGTAAGCATCAAGTATTTGTATGTTGTAACTGTGGTTCTCATAATGTTAAATCAACAACTTTATAGGATAAATAATGGCATTAGTCGTTAAAGATAGAGTACAAGAAACTACCACGACTACAGGTACAGGTACAGTCACACTTGCAGGTGCAGTCACAGGTTTTCAAGACTTTAGTGCAATCGGTGATGGCAATACTTGTTATTACGCAATCACATCTGGTAATGATTGGGAAGTCGGTCTAGGTACATACACAGCATCAGGCACAACTTTATCTCGTGATACCATACTAGAGTCTAGCAATGCAGGTAGTGCTATT